ACAGTCCACGGTCATGAAGCGCAGCGGGATCAATCCCGTTCGCTCCGGCAGTGGTGCTGACAGGATGGCGCCGGTTTTCGGATTGATGGCGCCCTCCTCCTCCCATGTCTCGCCGCGCTTGTAACCTGACTTGACGATCTCCAGCTTGTAGTCCTCGACGTATTCGCGCCATGGCAGGCCAAGCCGCTTCTGATAGAACTGCTGGAGCAACGAAACATCCCCCTTGCGTGCCGCCGCCTTTGCACGAAGGTATAACTCGGCAAGCTGGCCCCAACTCATCGCGCACAGCGCGTTCCAATGGAAGCCGACGTTTTCCTTGGACGCTTTCGGGTTCTTCGCGACGAACTTGCCCGTGGCATTGAGTTCCCGCCGCATCCGGTCGCCGTCATCGAAATGGTGGTTGCACGATTCACACCGCAGGGCGGCGGTGCGACGGACTTCATCAAAATCCCAATCGCCGAATTCATCCCTGGCCGACTTCGACCATTCGACACATTCCCACTTGAACGGCTGGCGGTGCCCGCATTCGGGGCAGGCGAACGTCCACTCGCGCTGGTCGGTGCAGAGGAACTTGCGGTGCGTGTCATCATCCTCCTCGCCGCCCTGGCTCATGAAGATGCACTTGCCCAGCCAACCGAACGCGGTGACCCGGGCCTCCGCTTCCGCCATGTGTCCTTCCGGCCAACGCCATGTCTCGTCACCGACCAACCAGCGGATCGACCGGCGCTGCAGGTTCGTCTTGTTGTGCGCCCCCAGAATCCACAACACCATCCCGTTGTTGAAGTGGATGGCGTTGTTCTTGCGCTTGTGCCGGTGGATGCCGGTGGGCATGAGACGCGCCACCGGCTCGCACTGGTCGAAAAGCTTTTGCAACCTCGCCTCGGAATAGTCGCGGGCATCCTCGTCGGTTTGGTCGAGCCACAACGCGGGGCCGGGTAGGTTGGTGATGATATAACAGAGCGTGAGTTCCGGTGCGGTGGTCTTGGACGACTGGACCGACGCGATAATGGATACCAGGCGGATGCGCGGATCAACCAGCGCCTCCATGACCTCGCGAATCCAAGGCGAGTTTTCCGACCGGAAGCGCCCTGGGTTGGGCGAATACGGAATGCCTGCGACGTGGTCCTCGCACCATTCCCACGGTGGTCGCCGGTCAGGGGGCTGCCATGCTTCGCGCCAGATGTCGTGCAGGATTTTCATGCTTCGTGAAGGCAGCGGAGAACCTCGTCAATCGCCTTCCGGCACTCCCGCTGGATGCCGGTGGCGTCGAGACCTGATAGAATCGGCGGCAATTCGTTCTCGAATTTCGCCCGCAGGATGGAAGTGGCCTGGGCGACCAGTCCGATCCATTCGGTTCTAACCTGATGGATCGGGACATACTCGCCTTTTTTGACCGCAATCCTCAATTCCCGTTCCTCGACCTCGGCCAGCAACTTGCGTGCCTTGAGTGCCTCCTCGTTGCCCACCGGCGTCTTGCCCGCCTTGAGTCCGCGGACCCGGACGAACTCGCGCCAATCGGCAACCGGCCAGAGTCCGTTAGATATGGGTTTCGGGGAACCTTCCATCTTCTGCCAGGCGTTCAGCGTCCGACGTGTCACGCCCAGCACGGCGGCGAGTTCCACCAGGGTCTTGGCGTATGCCAATGTCTCAACGCTGCCGGCTGCCCGCGCCTCAATACGCGACCGTTCGGCCACGGTGAGCGGCTTACCCGCCGCGACTTTGCGGACCACGTTTTGAAAATCCGCATCGAGGATCTTTCCGGCGACATCGGGAGAAAGTTCCTTCGGCTCCATGCCGAAGGGGGCATGTCAATCAGCCTGCTTTAACCGGTGTTCTACGAAACGCAGGATTTTTTGCATGCCGCATTGAGTCAGGTCGTTGAGCGGCCAGACAGAATAGAAATCCAATCCCCACATTCCGGCGGCTTTGACGGCTATCGGGCTTAACACGACCTCCCGGAGTTCCTCCAGTAGATTTACCGCGTCCCGTTGGGTGGCACGGCCCTCGATGATTTCGACCAGGATGTCGCGAAGAAATTCACGAACGCATTCGATCATGATCCGGACATGGTTCACATCATTCCGGTCATCTTGATCCAAAGTGACCACGTTGCAGATTTTCGCCTTCAGGACCTTGACTGGTGCCAGCACGCGGACCCGGAGTCCATCGACGATCAAATCGACCGCATCCGCCAATTCGGTACGGTTCAGCCCTTTCACGTCCCGAAGGACTTCTATTTTGCGGAGCTGATCCCTAATCAGGGTTTCCACATATCCGATCACCGGTGTTCTTGGACCCGAATAGTGGATGTCGCCCCCGGTGACGTGGCGGATCTGCTCCAACAGGCTCCGGTCCCCCGCGAGGTCGAGGTCTTTACTGGTGAACGGACGCAGCCGGGCAAGTTGCCGCCCGATTCGCGGAAAGTAGAATAGCGCCCATGCATTGGCCGCCTGTCCGCCGACAACCACTGGAATACCTTGTGCCGAGTCGATGCCCACCACTGCGGCGTAGTCGCTGATCGCCGTGTCGGTTGGTCGGTTTCTTTTCACCTCGCGCTGCGATTCCTGAGGTAACCGGCCAAATTGGAGATCCGCATGGTCGCTCCCACCGGAATGAACGAATTCACTTCCTGAAGCTCATGTGCGGACACGCTGCCGGATTTCAACGCTCGCGCGTCGGATGCCCGATCCTTTCGATGGGCCTCCTCGATTTTGCGGAAACTGACGGTTTTTGTCTTCACAACCGGCGAATACTAGGCCGCCGGTGGCTTTCGGTCAAGGCGGATTGGCACAAATTCGAGGCCGAAAGGCTCATGGCTTCACCGCCACCCACCCGGCGAAATTGAGGTGCCGCCAGAAACAATCAACCGATGCGAACCCTTCCTGATGAAGCATTTCCTCGTTCCAGCGGGCGGTGACTGGCACCAGCACGCCTTCGAGCGACATGCGTTTGCGGTCGATCTGGCTCTGGGAATAACCGTTTTCCTTTTTGATCCTGAGGAAGAGATCGACAAACGCCTCGTCAAGTTCGGCGGTGGCACCGAGCACCTTTTCCACCAGGATGAAGGCACCGCCGGGTGTCAGCGAATCGAACACGCGGCGGATGATGCGCTGGCGGTATTCGATGGGGGTGAACTGGAGCGTGAGCACCGAGAGCACCAAACTGGATGTCACGCCGGGGAACTCGTGGCGCAGGTCGGCAGACTGGATGGTGACGCGCTCACCGTGCGGGTGCCTGGCGAAGTTCCCCTTGGCCGCCTCGATCATCGGTTCGCTGATTTCAAGGCCGACATAGGTGTTGGCGTCACCGAAGTTGGACACGAAGGGCAGCAGCGCCTGACCGCGGGAGCATCCCATGTCGATGATGGCGGTGCCGGGTTGCACGAACTTCCCGCCGACCTCGTAGGTCACGACCCGCATCGCGTTGTATTGCGGGATGCTCCGCTGCAGCATGTCGTCGAACACGGCGGTCACTTCCTGATCGAACTGCCAGGCACCACGGGGCACCACTTCATCACGAGGGTCATCGCTCATGCCCGCGTGACGGGTGTCAACGCGGCAGCCGCTTCACAAGGCGGGTTTCGTTTTGGAGGCAGTCGCCTTCGCCGTTCACCCAGAAGCACGGGATGTTGAACTTGGCATACATCTCACGGGTCCGGGGATTGCTTTCGATGGCGAGATAGCCGGCGTCCCTGCCGTGAATAGGGAACACCGATTTGTGTAACAAATGCTCCTTGATGGCGGGCGGATTGAACCAACCGCGCGGGGCGAAACACGCATCCTGCGGCCGCCATCCGGTTAGTTCCTCGATGCGGTCGAGAGTCTTGAGCATCCATGTCTCGGGACGTGCGGTGATGAGCACGACGGTATGTGGCCGCACAAGTTCCACCAGCCATTGCCGGTATTGCTCACCGGCGAGGCGCTTTTCCATGCGTTCGGGCGTGGCGCCGTGCCTGGGCGAATTGGCCACCAGCGTGTAGTTGAGGTCTAGCAGGATGATCATTTTGATAGGGAAGTCTGAAGACGTTGGGAGAAAGAGTCCATGGCGCATTTCACGAGGTCCATCCGGGTGCCGTCCGGATAGGGAAGATCGAACTCGAATTCGATGGCCTCGCGCAGGCGGGTCGGGTCAACCGGGCGTGCCGAAGCACAGGTTGCATTGATGTTGTTGGAAAAGTCGCGCACCTTGACCGAGCGGAAGAACGGGCCGAACAAATCGCGGAACTCGGCTTCGGTGTGGTATTTCTGGACCTTCGGTTTG